TTAAATTGCTATTTTTGAATATCTTAAATTTTACCTTGCGTTTAGACATTCCCCTTAACCTCTTTCATGTGTAGTTTTTTACATTATATATTTAGTTGCACAAAATAAAAAGGTTAGATATTAAAAAAGCAACTAATATCGGGGAATGATACTAGTTGCAACTACACAATATCATTATACTACATTTTAGTACCTAGTGCTAATTATTTTATCCACAAACCGTTACATCAGCTCATGCACTAAAGTAGTGCGTTAGCTTAGTATGAGGTGTATACAAAATTATACATACCACTATCCATATTTTGACTGATTAAACCACTTCCCTATTTTAAAAATTGGGTTTACAAGTATCTTTTTTGTCCATTTGTAATAAGTGTTTCTATGCCTAATTTTGCAAATCCCTATATAGCTATAAAAATGTATTGCTTTGACATGTTTTATTGTGAAACGGCCTTTTAAACGTCAAGTTTTATCAAATTCTATATTTAACGTAATATCCCTAATTCATCTGATAAACGTAGTAGTATATCGTTTCTTAAATTGTACGCAGTTGATTTACTAACATTAATCGTAAGTGCTACACCTGTTAAATTTAAATTATCAATATTGTTGAAATAATACCTATCTATCAATATCCGACTATCTTCATTACTCGTTATATATACGTGCTCTATTGCCTCCTTAATTCTCGTTAACCGTTTCAATCGTCTATTTTTCAATGCTTTTTGCTTATCGTACTGTGAGGGGTATGCCTTACTATTTCTAATACGTTCTATATCTCTGCTTAAGTGTTTATAATATATAAATTCGCTCTCTAAATAATTAATAGTGGCTTTTCTTAATCTCATTAATCTTAACTCCTGATTTTATGTAAAAAATAAGCGTCAAACCTCATAGGCCTAACGCTATCTATTCGGATAAATAAATATCCTATCATCATTCAATTTTATAGATGGTACTATGCGCCTATCTACACCGTTTCTGGCAATCATTAAGTTAAACGGTAGTATTACTCCTAATCCTTTTTGAATTTTACTCAACGTATGCCACACTGCACGCTCTTTATCGTTCATAAGATCATCATTATAGATGACGGAACATTTCTTTATCGCCATCGCTCTGTTATACATATCTTCAATGCTTATCATATTTAATTTATCGGCAGTATCACACATGGTTCTCAGTCCTCTAATGGTAAATCATTAATAATCATTGTTCTGTTAGGGTGTTGCTCATGTAGTTCATCTAATGCTTTACGTTTTTCTTCTTCCTCATCTTCCGGCCACTCCCCTATATTAATAAAAATCGGTGTGTCCGTAGATAACTCTTTCTTATCAATAAATAGCTTATGATACTTACCTAACATATCCCTAGCACGTAAACGGTCACTCGGCTTAATAGGCACTTCTACCATTTCTACATGTTCGTTATAAACTAGGTTCATTCTGTCAGTATCGGGATTGCGTTGAAACTCACCACGTTTAACGACAACCTCTCTCACTTCACTCTCATCACCTACTGCTGCATTACTTAAGATATGAAGTAATTCGTTAGCAGATAGTACACCCTCATCAATTACCCTCTTACGTTGCTCATCAATATATTTTGCTACCTTCTTATTTTTAAGTAATCTACTCCCCTGTTCGCTTGCAGTATGAGGACTATATCCAGCTTTAATTGCACTTTGTGTTACATTTAACGTTTTTAAGTATTCAGCGACAAATTTCTCTTGTCTAGGATTTAATGTACTCAAGTTATCCCTCCTATAATTTATCTAATAAACCATTCAATAGTTGACGTATTCTTTCTCTACTTAAATTGAATATCTTTGCAATTTCATTCATTGATTTTCCTTCACATAGTAAGAAAAATATGTAGTATTCCCTTCTAGTTCCTACTGCATAAATAAGTTGATCTAGTTCATTAAAGAATGCTTGATTACTAGTATTCTCATTTAGTGAAAAAGGTTCGGCTTCATCACTCAGTGAAAAGAAATCATCTACATTGATATTTTCATCATTATATGTAGTATCATGGTTCTCTTTTGAGTAGTCACTTATAAACTGTTTTATAGCCTCTCTGTCGTAACTCATGCCTTTACACTTACTTTCTGTCTTAGCTTGTATAAGTCACGTTGTAGGCGTTCTATGAGGTCATAATCTATCGTCGAACCATTGGACTGCATATAATACATGATTTCCTTTTGTTCACCTGGTGTATATCGCTTAATGACCTGTTTTAACTGCTGCATATTGCTATTAGATTTCGTTTGGAAATACTTTAACTTTTCCTTTTCTTCTATAATAGTAATTGCTAACTTCTCTAAGGGATATGAGATAGTTATAACGCCGTGAACATCACTTGTAGTCATGTGGGAGATGTTTAAGTGATACATCATCTCTATTTGCATAGTGATAGCCTTAATTTTAGTATTGATAAACTTAGGATTATATTCCGTTAGCAATGTGTACTCAGATATTTTATTTTCATGATAAATTAGTGGATATTTCACTCTTTTAAGGTTCATGTATGCACCTCACAAATAAAATGAGCCTATCTCTGAGGATAGGCAAGATATTTATTATTTAACAATTCTATTTTCTTCGGCCATTTTCCTAAAACTTGACTCTCTTTGTGACTTTTGAGCTAGCTCATCTTTTTTCTGTTGTCGGATATTTTGAGAGAATTGTTCTTCTACTACATCTAATACTTTGTGACATTCGTCGGCAGATAATTTTGTTTCCGTTAAAAGATAGTTGCTAACCTTATCTAAATTATATTTTCTAGCCATTACTTAGCACCTCTTAATTGCATTTTATTTCTTATATCAATGAATGGTAGTTCGTCTCCACTCACATAATTGGAATATTTATTAGGGCTGAAATGATTTTTGATTTCTGCTCTTACTTCCTTATCCTTCTCAAAGTTTTCTTTGTCATAAGGCTTAACGAATCTGTAAAACTCATATTCGTATTCGTCATTTAATGCTGCGATTTCATCTACCACTTTGTTATATTCCTCAACGATTGGCTCAAATTTTGCTAATATGCGTTCTTTATCCTCTTGGTACAAATGAGGTAAATCTGCCTGATGTTTGATTAATTCAATAGCCTTTTTACGTCTAGCTTCATCAAACACTTCTTTTTTAGTCGATAAGCGTTTCTCTAATGCTTTCAATTTCTTCTCATTACTATCAAATGTGGTATAAAGTTTGTCAGCCTCATCATCTTGTGAGTTTGCAATTAGTTCTTTATATTTAACTTTATCCTCTTTATCCTCTTTAATTCGTTGTGTGAGTTCTTGGCGTTCCTTTTCAAGTTTATTGATATTCTCTCTTTGACCTGTCACATATTCATTGTATTCATCAAAGTATTTAGCTGTTTTCAATGATATACCTCGTTTCAGTTATATTTTTTTATTTATTACTCTTGTGCAATCTCAGCAGCACCACGTACTAGATAAACTTAAATCTCAGTTTTCTTTAACGCCTCATATCGCTTTAAACTACCTTCGATATGACGCTTGATACTTCTTAAGGCTAATTCTTTCTGTTCCTCAGATTTAACCATGAAATAACCTCTTGTATCTTTTTTATAGCTGTATCCGATTGGATATCCATAATCAACTACTAAACTATTAATCGTATTTCTTAACCATCTATCGTTGTTTCGGTTAAATTCCATATTCAATTGATTAAATATATTTTGCTTAGTAATAATCTCGTGCTTAGTGTTGCGTAATACGTTTAATACTCTAATATGATCGTTCGTTAATTCTTTTTCAATTGTTATTGTCATTGTTTTATCCTCATTTCATCTTTAATGAGGAGGCAATATTTAGGCAATAAGTAAACAACAAATATTTAACCCAGATTTTTATTCGATATAGAAGTATATAACTCCTATAACACTATTATACTAAATTTACACCAAAATAACAAACAAATGTTCTTGTTTATTCAGATTTTCAATAGCTACTTAACAACCTATAAACATTATTAAATAAGCGTTTAAAACTACTTCCACACTAAAGCACAGACTTTCTATAACGGAACAAATGTTCTTATTTGACCTAATTTAATCTTTCTACAACTAACAAATCTTAACAATTACGATTTACATAAAAAGCCATGCACCTATTAAGTGCATGACCTATAATTTTACGCTTTCACTCCATCATAATAAGACTGTTTCAATTCATTCAGTCGCTTAATCAATGCTTTACTATCAACTTCATTAGCCTTCTCATTCTGGATAAACTCAGTAATGATTTTAAGCCCCTCAACTAATTCTGGTGCTGGTTCATTAATTCCAGTAGCTAACTGATACAATGCCTCCATATTACCTATAACATCTGCATTACTAGATTGAACACCTTCAAGTTCATCTATATTGAAATCTCTACTCATATAATCAAATATGTCACTATTATTACTTTCAGCAAAGGTTTCTAGTCCATACATGAAATAATCATTATCAAACATGAAACTAGCCATCATATCGCTTATGGTGTCATGTGTGCCATCATATAAATCATAACCAGCATAATGCCCTTCAATGCTTTCTATAAGCTTCTCAGTATGCTTTACTGAGGCGATTTCAAAAGTTTTTCTCACTTCACAATCTTTTATCAATACATGAGCATACATCTTACCTTTGCTTATTAGATACACAGTATTAAATGGATCATTGTATATCTTAAATACATAAGGTGCTTTGTAACTGCTCTCGCTTAAACCACTGAAAGCCCTTAATAGTGTCCCTGCTCTTGTTTCAAATTGATTTGTTATGATTTCAACGTTCATTTTATTCCCTGCTTTCTTTTAATGTAGTTTAAATAATTTTTAGTTCTTGCAGCTACTAATTCAAAACTGCCTTCTGCTATTGCTCTATAAGATACTCTTTTATTATTCTGTAAATCGTAAGTTTCACGCCATGCTACCCACTTAGTCCCAAAGTTTTCAAGATACAATGTTGATATGCGACTAATTGAGCAATAATATATTTCTTCGGATATTCCAACTAATAAACCTAGTTTTCTTAATTCGTCATCTATATTAAATTCGCAATGAGTTTCTTGCACTGTTATATGAGGCCTCCCACTCTTCTAAAGTAAATTCATCACCATTTGCTTTAACATCACCAATAATTACTTTTAGAGGCTCTATATCCACGTTACATTGTAATGCGTAACTAATAGCCTTATATACATCATTATTACGTTCTACGCTTTCACCATTGATTACACGATTGTATGCTTCTTTACCTAGTCCACCTTTGCCAGTATGTTGTAAATGATTGAAATTGTGGTTAGGTAACACACTTTTTACTGAAAACTTTTCCATAGTCTGTTGTAGGTAATTGCCACGCTTTGAAAATATACGATCTTCAAATTCACCATCATAAGCAATCACTGGTTTCTTATTACTTGTGTATAGCCCTTTAGCTGTTTTACTTCCAGCTAGTACAAAATAGTTATTATCATGTGCTTTAATGTCTACTGATGGTAAATATCCTATTTTCTGAGCGTATTCAACGCCCTCACGTTTTTTAAATATTACATGTTTCCCCCCACTTGCTGTTGTTTGCACTAGCGTATTTTGTGCATTAGTAACAAACTCCTCATAGTAAAAAATGTCTTTCAAACTATCAAAGCCATTTTCACCATTTACATGATTAATATCTATGTCGATACACCATAAACCACGAGTAAGGACACCTAATACATTTGTGTTTGCATATGCTAAATAATTACTATCTATAAAATCATCATCAATAGTTACATTCTTAAATGCTACCGTTGGTTTTTTATTATCGTTTAAAGGTACAACTTGCACATCTTTACTAAGTAGATACTTTGCAGCATTGTACATTTTCATGAGAATACCTCCAATAGAACACTAACCCTTTTAACTCATTCTTTTCTCTTTACATACATCTATTTATTTATTTACAAAGCACGCTAAAGAATATTTAAGTTATAAAGGTTAGTGCCTGTTATTAAAGTGGTTTCAAAGTTAGTGCAAAGGTTAGTAAGAGTTAAACTAACTTAAGTTTCAATTAAATCCAATGCCATAATGAATAATTCTTTATTTTCTACAATATGAACTTTAGTATTTTGTCCCTCTATCCATTTTTGTTTATTGATAGCTACACCTATTTTTTTCATATCTTCTTTAGCTTTTTTATATCTAAGATTTTTATAATCTTCTTCAATAGTTTTTTGTAAGATTTCATCACCTGAAAAAATAAAATCCTGCCTAGATAATGTTTCTAGTATTAGAATTTGTGTATCGGTCAATTCATCTTCGTTGTAATAGTTTTTAAGTGTTACATTATTAAACTTAAATTCTCTGCCTATTTGTTTAAGATACTCAAGACTTAATATTAAAAATGATACTGACGCATTAACTGAGTTTTTTCCGTTAGGCTTAACAAAGTCCCAAAATGGTTTAAATGCTTTATAACGTTCTTCATCAGTTTCGTTCTTCGGTCTATCCTTAAATGCAATCTTAACTGTACGTGTTCTATTAGCTGTAATTTCTCCTGTATCAACACTTTCATTAGTATCTAAAATTAACACTGCATTATTTTTAAATTTAACGTTATTTCGTTGTATGCCACGCCCTGAAATATTCTCACCAGTAGCTATTTTGCGTAATATTCTCATCATACTTTTATTTATTTCACCTGTTTCATTTGCATGAGCAATATCTGCACCATAAAAGTTAAGCCATTCATTTGCAGCCTCAAAGCCAGATGATAATAAGCTATCAAAATTGACTTTGTTTACATTTAGAAGTTTCTCGAAAGTTTCCATAAATAAACCCTTACCAGATCGCCCAAAGTCTTTGATTAAGAACCATTTTTCAGCTTGAATAAGTTTCATTTTTCGATACATAGTATAAGCATGTACCAACATTAAATTATTCTTACTGCGTTCATTGTCGCTTACTAAGTCAAAGAATTGTTGTGCTAGGTTAGTGTTTATATTCTTCTTATCTACATCATATTTAATGATATAGTAATCGTTACTGGTAATTTTTTTATCTACAAATTCTAATTCTTTGCAATTATATATCCAATCATTACCTGCAATAGCGTAAGGATAGATATTATATTGATAATCATTAATGAAATATTCTTTGTAAACCTCTAGCATTACATCAAGGAAATCATTGATATGATACTTATTGTCTACTGGATACTCTAACGAAAAATTAGTATTATCTATAATTTCATATTGATTATTTTTTAGTTTGATAAAGCTATCCAATTCTTTTGAGTAAATTACTTTTTCAGTAATTAGATCAATAATAAACTTTGCATAGCTATTTGTTTTACTAGACTTAAAATGTGCCTCTTTCTTCTCTTCACCGTTCTCTACTGTTGTTTTAACAGAAATAGTTCCATAGACTGCACCTATTTCTCTAGGTTTTATGGTATAATCTAAAGTAAGGTTATTAATGTAATCACCTGCAAATTCATCTTTTGTTTGGTGATAAACACTTCCTTTATTATTAAAAATTTGTTTTTCTGTTGTAATTGCAGCAAAGTAAATTCGTTTACTAATCTCTTTTATACGAGATAAATTAGGTGTATCAACATTATCTAATTTAGAATGGAATTGATAATGTTTTTTATATAAAGAAACTTCGTCCATTTAATCAACCTTTCGTTTTTTGTGTTTTAAGAATAAGCACAGAAATGGTATATTATTCCTGTGCATTTGGTTTTCAAAATGTACTAGTTATGCGTTATCTGATTTAGTCGCCAAACTATTCATATCAGATGACGCTTTTTCTATAACTATATCAATATCATTCAATTCATTTTCGTAATCACGAATGACCGATAATAATGTTGATACAATTATGAAATTTGATTTCATATTGTCATTAGTCTGTTTTTCTCCTACTACTTGATTATTTTCTCTATAATAATCTCTTAATTCTTCAAGTCCTTCTTGTTCGTCACACACATAGTCAATGACTGCTTGGATCTTATTAGAAATATCTGCTATTTCAAAACTCTCTTTAATTTGTTTTAAATCTTTAACCATGAGTTATTCCTCCATCACTTAACTAATTTTTTGTTTATTATAGATTTCTTTAGCTTCAATTAAACTTTCTAAAGTACACTTACAGTAGTCTATTTTCTCCAAATCTTCACGACTGAAGAAACTTAACTGACTTTGACTTTCAAATATAATTTCTTCTTCATTTTTAATAATCCAGTTGATAGCATGCATAATATTTAGTTTATTCACATCTAATTTAGCAGCCATTGTTTTCACTCCTATTTGTAGAGTTTTATTACTTTCTCATTTTTTAATGAAGGTACAGATATTCCGTAAAAAGTACATACATTTTCAAATCGTTTATATTTTTGTTCCCAAGTTTTCATTTCTTCTTGAAACTGACCATTTACAATATCAAAATCACTTCCTAGATCATCTAATACAATCAGTTCTATAGCTTCAGCACCTAAAAAGTCACCTTCTTCTCTATATGTTTTAGATTTTTTAGCTAAGTAACCTGTTAACTCTGAATTTCTATTTGCTTCACCTCTTAATTGAGACATTTTCATAGCTGTTACTGCTACATTGTCATCTGCTTTTAAATTTTCT